ATGAAACACATTAAATCTTATATGAACAAAATAGAAGCACTTATCGCTTCTAATAAATCATCTTCTGCTCCTAAAAGAAAAGGTGTAGGCTTTGCTGCTGCTAAAGAAAAACCTACAGAAGAAACAAAGAAAGAAGAGATGAATGTGAAAACCATTGCAGACATTGTTCAAGGAATAAGAGAAGCTAGAGAAGGGTTTTTGAATGAAAAAAAGTAAACTAACACCAACAGATGTCATCACTCCTGTAGCTCCGGGTATCTCTTGGACTGCTCCTGAAAAGAGCAGACCTTGGCAACAACCTCCGCAGCTTACAAACATCTCTGACGTAGCTCAACGCTATTTAGATATGTTCTCTAGCCCAGACACCACAGTGTATACGTTGGATGCTTTAGAGACACAAGTGCCTTTGGCTGTCATTGCTGAATCTATTATGCTTAATAATGTTTCTGAAGGACTACACACATTGGATGCTGGTATTCTTGTTATGCCTGTCATTATAGAAATACTTATTTCTATAAGTGCAGCACAGAAAATTGAATACACTATTTATCCTGATGATGTAGAAAGACAAACAGTTGTTCCTGCACGTGTTGCTAGAATGGCTGTACAAAAAGCTATGGAAAAAGTTGAGGCAGTGGTGGAAGAAGTGGAGACAGCCAAGCCTGTAGGTTTGATGGCTCGTAAACAGAAAGAGATGGTGTAATATGGCTTCAGCTTTAACTGCTTTTCTAGGAGGTGCAGCAACACAAGCCGCTTCTATGATTGAAACAGAGAAGAAGAATGCTAAGGATCTAGCTGCTGCTCAGGCTTCTACCATGTTAAAGACATATATGGAAGTGGATAAACAGTCTAAAGAACTGTCTAATAAAATGGCAGCAGACGTAGAATTTATGAAAGCTTACTATCCAGAAGCATCAGATGATGACTTAGTAGAAGCTGCTAAAAATCCAGAAGCTATGGCTGTGTTTAAAAAGAGAGCACAGGAAGCAGACTTTGATCCTACAATAATTAAGTTTGCTGATTTTGTCACTGTGGCTTCTAAGAATACAGGTAAAGATTTTAAGACTCAGATTAATGAGTTGTATGACATTAAGAAAGCAGCGGCTGCTCCAGTAAAAGCAGCAGAGAATTTATCGTGGGCGCAGCGGCTTACAGCAGGTACTGGAGAAGCAGAACTTAATCGTATTGTTTCTCCTTTAGGTGTCACACCTGACCAGCTTAGAGCAGCTATGACATACAAACCTTCTGTCACCTCTACAGCTAAATTTAATTTAGGTGCTTTGTCTCAGAAAACATTTGATGCTGAGTATGACAAAGTTAAGCTTGAGGTTGTCAAGGCTCAACAACTTCCTACTGGTGCAGACAAAGATGTTGCTTTAAAAGTATCCACTCAAAAACTAGCACAGTTTACTTTGGTTAAATCATTAGGAAGCACAGAAGCCTTGACCAATGAGAAGATACTTTCTAATATGGTTACTGAAATACAAGAGCTTTCCCCAGATAATCCTGAGCGTAAAGCTTTAGAGAAAAAGCTAACAGAAAGAAAAGCTTTAATGAAGACAGGCACTAATGAAATAAGTGAGAATGATATTAGAACTGACCTAACCACTCGCATCATTGCTGCTAAGAAGAATAAAAACATGCCTGAAGCAAAAGCATTAACTGCTGAGTTGGAGCAACGTAAAAAACTGCTTGATAAAGAAGAAACAAATGTGGAGAAAATCACTGCTACAAACCTACAGGTGGCAGCCTCTAGAGCTATTGTTGCTGCCCTCACTACACATGTTCCTGCTGGTGATTTTACTATTACTACCAACTTAGATGGTACGCAAACAACCACCATTAAGTCTCTGGAGAAGACAAAAGACTACGACAAAGGAGTGAACGCAGGAAGACAAGCCGTCTTAGCCGAATATACTATAAATGGTGTACCAAAATCTGAAGCACATAAACTTGCTTTACTTTCTGTTGGTATTGTTTTTGACAGTAAAGGTATAGCAAGGCTTCCAGCAAATCCAAGGGCAGCTACACCTGCTCCTGCACCAGCAGCACCAGCAGCACCAGCAGCACCAGCACCTGCACCAGCAGCACCAGCAGCACCAGCACCTGCTAAGCCACCGCCAGCAGCACAGAAGCTTCCCACACCTAAAGAGTTTGACGATAAGTGGGCCACTCTTAAGCCGGGGCAAACAATAATAGGCCCTGATGGTAAACCCTACACTAAAGGTAAGAAATAAACATGGCATGGACTCCTCCTTCTGATGCTGTAGAAGCCACTGTTGCTCCCTCCACTGGTGGCTGGAAGCCTCCTGTTGACGCTGTGACAGCAGAGGCTGCTGCTCCTACACCTGCTCCTGCTCCTGCGCCTAAGCTTTCTCTTTTAGAGACAGCTAAACAAAGCAGTGCTCAAGCTGCTGCTAGTAATTTAGAAAGAGAAAAGAAAATTAAGGAAGGTCAGTTTTCTTTTAAAGATCTGTCTGAAAATCAAGACAACTTTAAAGCGATTAATGACTATGCTGTAGCTAGGTTTGGTAAAGAAGGAACTATGCTTCCTAATGAAACCAAAGATGATTATGTTAAGCGGTGGGCTAGCCACATGCGTATGCTTTCTTTTGGTAACCTTATTTCAGGCACACAAGAGATACAGTATTTAAACAACGCTAGTAGAGAAGACCTGTTGAAAGCTAAGAAAGCTTATGACATCTTTGACAACACTGCCAGCTACTTCAGTGCTAAAGGACAGAAAGGATTTACCCCTGTTCTTGATGGATTGGGAAGTGTTATTAGTGATCCTACCACAGCCATCTCTTTAGGTTTTGGTACTATAGCTAAGAATGTCTTTGCTAAAGAAGCTGCTACAAAAGGAATTAGAGCAGCACTAACTAGCAGACTTGGTGCAACTGCTGCCCTCACTGTCCCCACTGTGGAAGGCACTGGTGCTGCTTTAGGTAATGTACAAGAACAACGTAGAAAACTTGTAACACAAGACGCTGCTAATAAAGACACAAGAGCTAAAGTTGAACAGGCTAAGCAAGTGGTGGCACAGCTTCCACCAGAACAACAACAAGAAATATCTGATCAGATTAAAGAAGTTGAAACCAATCTAGCAGCAGAAGAAAAGAAAGTTGCTGAAGGTATCAACCTTACTGAGGTAGGCACTGCTGGAGCTATTGGGGCAGTGGGGGGAACCTTAGAAACAAGTGGCTTGTTAACAGCCGCTAGGCTTGCTAAAGGCAAGACATCAGTGAATGAGCTTGATGCTATATTAGCACAGCGACAACAAACTGCAAGAGGCCCTATAGAGCCACAGATGGATGTGTCTGTCCCTCCTCCTCCAAAGATTGAAATAACGCCTAAAGCGGCAACAGAGATACAGCTTGAAGATGCCTATGACATCTTTGAAGGACGGAAGCTTCTTAATAAAGAAGGAGAGCCTACAGCCATTGCTGAGATGCAGATAAGAAATGATGTGAACAAGAAGGCTGCACAGATTGCAAGTAATGTTTGGTCACAGGTTCCTGAGCTTGCTCCTAAAGGTGAGCAAAAGATTAGTGATGCTGTCAAGAATGTTTTTATGAACATTGAGAACATTGATGATGTTGTTCTTCGTGATGCTTTAGCTAATGCTGGAGTCACACCAGAAGAGTTTGCTCGTATGAACAGAACAACAGCAGGAGATGCTGGTCGTACTTTGCAAGCCTATTCTGTTCTTGCTCGTTTGCAAAACAAACTTAAGAACATTGATCCTGCTGCTGCTAAAGAAGTGGACTTGATGTATGGTAAACGCAATACACTAACATCTGCATTCACTGGTTTGTATGACTTGTCTTTGCGCTTAGACAGAGAGCTTAAGGCTTTGATGGTGTCACAGGTAGCCACTACCATTCGTAACGGCTTCTCTGGCCTCACTGTTATTACTTTTGGAACAGCTTCTGAGGCTATTGAGTCTTCTCTCTATCGCATGGGTAAGACAGCCTATGAACTTGGTAGTGGTAAGCCACTGACAGGTAGTTTCACTGGTGGCATCAAAGGTGTTTATGATGATGCTGTTAGAACAGCTTTCTATTTAGGTCAGAACAACTTGTCTTCTGATGTAGCGGAAAGACTTCTTGCTGGTTCTCCTACATTACGTGGTCGTATCCTACGTACAGTAGGTGAGAATGAAGCAAGTGAATTGTCTAAAGTTGCACAAGTGGCTAACACACTGAACGTAGCTCAGGATGCTTTCTTTAGAAAGGCCATCTTTACATCCTCTGTTGAAAAACAACTTAGTAGAGTTGGTATTGACATGTATGATGTTATGTCACAAGGAAAGAACATTCCTTTTGATGTGCTGAAGAACGCAACAGATGAAGCTCTGACAGCTACGTTTAGTAAGATGCCTACACAAGGTGTCTTGTTTCACGGCGTTAAGCTTATTGAAGCATTAGGGCCTGTTGGCTCCACTGTCATTCCTTTCCCTCGCTTCATGGCTAATGCTATGACATGGACATACAAGCATAGTCCTATGGGTATCTTCTCTGGTGCTTCTGACATAGCCAAAGGCTCTTCTATGTTAAGAGCAGGTAATGAAGAGGGTCAAAGATATTTGATGCAAGGCTTGGAGAACACATCTAAGGGTGCTGTAGGCACTGCTGCCATCTATGCTGCCTATAAATACAGACAAGAAAACCAAGACACCGCTTGGTATGATGTAAAGAATCCTGACGGTAGTACAGTGGACACTAGAGCATTGTTCCCTATCGCTCCCTTCTTGGCTATGGGAGACTACTTAGTTAAGTTTGAAAAAGCTAGAACTGATGAGTTTAAAACCAAAGAATTCTTAGAAGCTATGACAGGATTTAAAGCTCCTGCTGGAACCACTGCTTGGCTTGGTGATAAGTTTGCTGAATCCCTGTCTAATATGCAGACAGGTGAAGGAAGTGCAGACACAAAGGTTGCCACTTTCTTTGGTGAATGGGCAGGTCAATATTTAGGTAGAGCGTTGATTCCTGTTCAACAGATTAGTGACTTGATTGGTGCTATTGATAGAGACGAAAATTTACCAAGAGATGCCTATCAAATCCCCGCTGGTGAAGAAGGCTTTGTTTCTTCTGCATCTGCACAGCTACAAAAGAAAGTTCCTATATTAAAGCAAGAACTTCCTGTGTATCAACCAGCTACAAGAACAGAAGCAGCGTTCAATGACTCAGGCCCTTTGAAGATATTTACTGGTATCACCATCAAAGGAAAGCCACAGCCATTAGAAGAAGAGATAAGCAAGTTAAAAATTCCTTTCAATAAAATCTTCACCTCCACTGGAGACAAAATTGTAGATGCCAATGCACGTAAGGTGATGGCTCCTTTGGTTGTAGATACATTCACAAGCTTGGAGAGTACAGATTTTTATAGACAAGCTAGTCCTGACGTAAAGAAAATTGCTTTACAAAACTTACTTACTTGGTCACAGAAGAATGCTAAGGAGATTGCTTCTCAAACAGCTATGGCAGAAGCCTTTAATAAGGGAGAGCAAGCACGTTTGTTTGCTATTCAATATAGCAGACTTGCTCCTGAAGTAAAGAGAGCTACGGCAGAGTTTTATAAGCAGAACATAGGTAAAGACTTAGCAGAAACTAAAGACTATATGGCTGCTCTTGCTATAGCTGCTGCTATTAAGAAGCAACCTGAGTTTGCTGCTGGTGGTTTGGCTGCACAGATGGCTGAAACTCTTATTGGTAAAGGTGTTGCTAAGGTGGCAAAGAAGTCTATCACTGAGTCTGCTGACGATCTGCTTAAGAAGGTGACAGACATGGCTACCAAAGCAGGGGTGGAAGTTGCTCCTGCTATGAAGCAAACAGAAAGCTTGTTGAAGAAGAAAGCAACTCCTGTTGTTGCTCCAAAGAAAGAAGCCATTGTTCCTGCTGAGCCACAAATAACTACCCCTGCTCCTGCTATTACTCAGGCTGAAGAAGTAAGCTTTGTAGATGAGATAAATAAATATACCCCAGATCAATTAAATCAAGCTGAGTCTTTGTTAAAGACTAGCAAGGGATCGCAATATCAATTAGATAAATATAAAGCTGACTTCCCTGACGACTACCAAAAGAGTTTCTTAACTAAGCTGCAAGAGATTGCTCCTGAAGGTAAGACCACACCACCAACACCAGTGGACTTGTCCATTGCTAGTCCTGAGCTTGTGTTTGCTCCAATCAATGACTTAGAAAAAAGAGCCTTGTCTAGAGCACCAGACTTTAATAAACTTCCTATGGCAAGTGGTGATACATTTAAAAGAAGAGAAATACTACAAAACATCAAAGAAATTAGACAGAATACTTTTCCTGTTTTAGTTGACAAGCTTGATGAACTTTCTTTTACTAAGGGAGCTAAGCCTTTGGATGAAGAGGTTGTTGCTGTTGCACAAGGTGAATATAGAGCAATTAAGGGAAGAGAAGTAGAGGCAGATGACACTGCTTCTTTAGAAGACTTTGCTTCCTTTGCTTCTAAATATCAAGACAAGCTTGATGCTTTGCGTGTGAAGTATAAGGACACACCTCCTGTTATTCTTTATCATGGGAATAGAACAGAACGTACTCCTGAGAAACTTGCTAGAGGCTTCTTTAACCCTCAGACAACTAAAAAGTATCACATTGAATTAAATGCTGGAGCCATCTCCTTTACCAAAGACCCTAACTTAAACTACTACATTGAAAAGTTTGGTGGTAAAGAAGCTAAGAATATTTCTCAAGTTGAGATACCATATGCTGAGTATGAATTCAGAAGAGTGAACATGCCTCTTACTGCATACGAAAACCAAGACTTGAACTACTTAGCAAGAGCAATCACTGGTAGCCCTGATGTAGCTAGGCCACTAAGTCTGCCACGCTCACAGATATTTAAAGAAACAGAAGATGCTTTTGTTGAGGCAGATAAACTCACAGTGACACAAGACGTAGCTGGTGTGTCTGAGAAGTATGGGAAGATAAGCGCTAGAGAAACAAAGATAAATGATGCACTAACTAGGCTTAATGATTTTAATTACAGCACTAATAAAAAGCTTGGTAGTTTTGTAGACAAGAGAAAAACAGAAGAAGGTAAGACAATATATACACAGAAAACTCCTATCAATGCATCGCAAGCATACAAAGATATTCGCACTGTGTTTAATGAGATAGCTAAGTCTTCAGAGGTTACATCCACTAAGACAGGATATGGTCAAAATTATTACTCTGCTTTAGAGAAATATAAAGAGGAGCTTAGCTTATCTATTTCTAAACTGTTAGCAGTTTATAGAGATAAAATGAGTCTAACAGCTTTTAATACTAGTCCCAAACCTGCCATGTTGTTGGAGCTTAAGAAGTCTTTAGGTAATATAGATGCTGTTTCAAACTCAGCAGACACTCAAAAGAAAGCTGTTGAAACCATCAGAGACATTACACCTAAGCTTAACAAGGGTGGTGCTTTAGGTTTGAAAAGAAATAATGCAGAAGAAGGACTAGCACCCTTTCGGCACGGTGGTGAGGGAGCTAAAGGTAAGGGATACTTTGGCGCTCTTCCCACTACCGATGGTAGGGTGTCTACAGAAATTTCTTCTGGGTTTGAATATAAAGGAAAGAATGTAGAGCATCCCCTCATTGTGCCTACATTAAACAAAGCTGAGCTTGATCATTTGCTGTCTGGTAAAGAACCAACAGAAGCCATCTACTCAAAGGCACAAGCCTTCGCAAAGAAAAGAATAGATGCGGGTAAGAATCCGTTTGCTGAACCTACAGAGCTACGTTATCCTGTGCCTGATCAAAAGGGACTAGCATCTAGGAAGTAATAAAGGACACGAATGGGGACTGTTTTAGGAACTACCGCCATGACAGTAGCCAATCCCCATACGTGTTAGTTGTTGGTGTCTGGGCTTGATACCAGATTGACAGCCCACTAGCCGCTGTCGCCGATTGGTTGAGCGTCCTCAGAGCCAACTCCAATTTTCCTATCAGTACCTTCGCAGTGCGCTCTCAAGGTAATTAGCCTCAACCGCATCGAATGTTTCTGCACCGTACCTAGCGTTTCCTTCAACGCCGCACCAACAAGTGTATGGACTGTTGTGGTTGCGATCCACACACTTCTTAAGCGGCTTCTTTAAGCTTTCTTAAGTTATCAAAATAACCCCTATCAAATCCCCTCTGCCACTCCTTGCCTTGAGTGGTGTGTGGATTGTATTGGTTACTCAACCATCCATTTTTAAATGCAAAATAGCCCTGATCAAACTGAATACGCAAAGGTGCTGTGCGTTCTACTTTGATTATGTTCATAGCTTTTCCTTTAACTGAGATATTTTTAAGTTCCAACAATCTGACTTTACCACATATCCATTTGTAGGGTCAACATCTCCCTTGTTCATGAACACAGCATCTTTAAAGTATTGATGTTTTTCGTACACACCAAGATACCAACCAACAGAGAAGTCGTTCTTCACTCGACAGAAAGCATAGTAGTCACAGTCTTGTTTAATGTTTAAATTAGCAATACTGCAATCATATGTTTCCAAAGGAACATAACCTGTCTGCTTTGTCTTGACATCAATCTTTGTGCCATCGTCTAAGACTAAGTCGTAGTCATAGGTGTTAGAAAGAGTTCCTCCTAACACCTGTTGAGCAATAGCTTCACCAATGAAGCCAGCCATATTGCCAGCCCCTCTGATGATGCTATTGTAAAGCTGCCCCATCTCAGCAGCTTTATCTCTCGCTTCCACTAACATAGTGGGAGTGATGACTACTTCTATCACCGAACAGGACAAGCACCAGAGGAGCAGTCATCATCAAGACCAATGCTAGCTTCATCAATGGAAGCGATGAGGCGTGTGCTAGCTACCAATTCGTTGTACTGGTCTTCACTGATTTCTTCCAACGGTGCTTGGTGAAAGCCATGCTCTGAGTGCAACAAGAAAGACAAGCTCTTATGATTGTTCTTGTAATTCTTCTTCAGATACTTACGTATCTCAGGTAGTTCTTCTTTGCGATAGTAGACAGTGCAGGACACACTATTATCACTCCACACTTCTTGCAACCATTTCACTGTCTCCAGTTGTTGGATGGCTGTCATATCCTTTGCCAACACAGCATGCTCAGGGTGACGGAAGGGGAAAGACACAACCATTGTTGAGTGGTCAGTGCTGCCATCGAAGTTGCGTTGAGGCTCTACAGGGTAGCCATGATCACGACACACCTGCACCAATGAATGATTGGATGCAATGCGAATACGTCTAATCATGAAACGAGCATAGGCAGGATGGCAACCACTGGTAACACCGGGCAACAAAGACAATGTACCAGATGGTTTCACTGTAGTGAGCTTCACAGACTTATTAAAGCCGTGCTTCTGGCTATAGAAGCTATCAAAGTTACGCAGCTTCTTGTATGCCACATCAAGCCAGCTCTTCTGTTCTTCAGTGGCTTGTAGCACACCAGTGATGCCAATACCCATACGCATATTCGCATGAACAATGGCTTCTGTTTGAGGCAAATGGCAAGGCAAAGCAAGACTGTGTTTGTTAATACGATAGAGCAGTGTAGCTACATCGTTAAACTCTTCTTCACTCTCAATGTTAGGCAGATAGATTTCTGCCAAGCAACAGGTTTCTTTATCAGCCAAGCTTTGTTCAGCACATGGGTTATATCCCTGCACCAACGGATCTGGATACTCTGTCTCACCCAAGCGTCCAACTTTACGTGACAGCTTCAGGTTGATGAGTCCGTAAGGCTCACCCTTTCCTTCGTAGCCATCCCAAAAGAATTCATGCAAGTCGCTGATGTCATCACAGACAACAGAGTTGTTTGACATTGCTCTCCATGATGGAATGTTTCCCATGTCCCATCGCTTAGCTAACAGATATTCAACATCATCAGCATCACCAATGGCAATCTGTGCTGACCTACGTACATTACCAGCAACAACAATGGAACCAATGATGTTCATAATGTCTAAGCAATCAATGGGGCGTAGCTGCTTTCCTTTGCGCTTCTCCAACACATCAGAGATGTTGTTGATACCATTACACAAGTCTTCAGGGCCACTAGCTGTACCACCAAAGCCTTTGATGGGTGCTCCCTTGCCACGAATAAGCTGTGTGCTATAGGTAAAGGTACATCCAGTATCTAAGTCGCTTAAGAACGCCGCTTTAAGTGTTTTGCCAAGAAGCTTGACCCAGCCTTCACGACTATCTGGGACAATAAAAGAAGCGTCAGCGGTATCATTGCGAGTAGGACGAATAAATCCAGAATTAACGAGCGGAAGTTTATCAACATTTTCCTTTTGAATGTTATAGCCAACACCACTACCAAGCATCAACAAGTCCATAGCCCAAGTAAAAGGCTCAACAGGTTTATCTATGACAGTGAAGGCACAATTTTGTAGGCTAGCTAAGCCAAGTTTAGAGACAGTGGGAGTACCAAGCTGCCACAGGAAACGTCCTGCAACAATGCCTTTTAAACCCAACAAATAGCCCCTTAAACGCTCTTGTTCATCTTCTCTGAAGCCACACCCTAGCTGCTCATTGGCGGCCTTTACAACCCTATCTACTACGTCAGTAAACTCCTCTGTCTTGCTGTTTAAATCTGTCTCGTTTAGTCTTCGTGCGTATGTACGCTTCATTGTTAAATAACCTACAGTTGACCAAGGCGTTACTACATTAGTGTTCATGTTTCTCCAGTGTGATGAATGTTAGGGAAAATAAAAGGAGCAGAGTTGCTCCTAGATGGGGATGCAGTTATACATCAAAAACTATTCTTGAAAAGAAGGATTCTTGTCTTTCTTTTTTAGTTTCCAATTGGTGTATACTAATCTATCTGTAGGTAGTGCGTCATAACTATAAAGATCTACATCGTACAAAACGTCTTTCTTAATGGGATAACCATAAACAATTTCTAGAAAAGAAAGGAAAGATTCTACGGCAGTAGGCCAAGTAATATCATCACTCACTTCATGAGAAAGCTCAGTGGTTTTTCCTGTCACATCAGTGTGTGTAAAAGTATACCAAGCATTAGACGGTTGGTTTAAATATTCTTTCATGTCAAACTCCTTCAAATAAATTTGGGTATAAAGATGATAGCACAACTTTACATTGTTCTGCAATTTCTCTGTGTTCTTTTTGTGTAGACTCATCACAACGAATGTCTACATAGTGCAACCAGCTACGCAACGTACCATTCATATACATGCGTGACATGGTTAGTCCTTCAGGTAACACCTTCCTAGCCACTTCTTTTGCTATGCCTAAGCTCAAGGCAACCTTGTATGCATTGGCAGCAAGTTTCCATGTAGCTGTTTGTTGTTCATGCCACCAACGCTGAAGCTCTCTGTCCTGTGTAGGTATGCTGTTCTGTCTGTTCTTATCATCTTGAAGTCTAGCTTCTCCCCTATCCCAATCAACAACTTCTGCATAGCGTTGACTAAACTCTTGAAAGCTAAAGCTTCTGTGACGTAAGATTTGTCTAGCGATATCTCTAGTGGTTGTGATTTCCATACAGATATTCACCATTTCAAAAGGACTCCAGTGCTTGTGCTTCATTAAATATTTAAGAAGCTTAGGCGCTGTGTCCTTATTATCTTGGTTGTCAGGGTTAGAAACCCGTGCCATATAAGCAACGAGTTCCTCCCCACTTGGTGTAGACCAAATGAGTTTAACACTCATAGGTAGCAGCTACTTTATCTAGATAATCGTCTGCTTCACTAGGAATCATATAATGATTTAACAAAGTTTTACATGCGTTACGAACATGGATACTGTTATCAATATCTTCTTGGAAGAATAAATTATTAGTGTAGCTTCTTATCAAGCAGCTTTTCAATTCGTCTACAAAGAAAGCATCTATCTGTTCTGGTTCAAGAGAAAACCAAACTTCATTATCAGATTCCTCTTCTTCCACAATGAACCAATCATCTTCATCTTCATCGTAGTAATACCAAGCATCGTCATCTTCTACATAGTAGTATTCAATGTCTTCATCTTCGTCATAGAAGTAGTTAACATCTTCTTCTTCTTCTGCATCAGGAGTGTACAGCGTACCTTCTTTTGCTGCCTTGGCTAACAGAGTAACCAAAGCAAAGTTGATTAAACTATGTGTGCTTTCTTTATCCATATCCACATGGAAGTCTGCGCTTCCATCTTCATTTTCTCGATACTGGCTCAATTCAATTTTCATTTTGCTTTCCTTTCAGTTTTTTCCTTGTCAGTTTTTATTTTATGACAAGGCTTACACAACACCTGCAACTCAGGCAACTCACAAAACATTCTATCAATGTATACGTCCCAAGAAATAAACCCTACAGCCGGGTCAACCACTGGATGTATATGATCTACTTGCACATCCACTGCTACAAACTCTTCTTTGCATGTAGCACATTTATAATGCTGGGCTAAAAGTCCAGTCTTCTTATTTATCCTTCTCTCAATGAATGCAGATTTAAGAGCAGTGTATTTCGGAGGCCATCTACGTGAAGCTGCTCTAAGAGTAGACGTAATGAAACTACGAAACCTAGCATCTGTCCACTGTCCTCCGTTTCTAGTTTTTAGGGAAAGTTTCTTCAACGACATTAGATAGATCTATAGAAGACTCTTCTTGAGAAAAGAGATCACGGACAATGTCCAACGCTTCATCAATGTCCAACGCAACAAACTCAGCAGTGGTTTCTATATTATTACGTAGTTCGTTATATGACACTACATAGCCATTTGCTGCTGGTCTAATTTCTATGTGCTGTTCTGAAAACATTAAGAGAGTCCTTCAATATCAATGTAATTAAATACCACTTCTCTTGGAAACAAGGGATTGATACCTTCTGTTAAAGACTCTTCCACATATTCTCGCAACGAAATCTCATCTAAATAAAAAGATGGTATATCGTCAGGGTCAATAAATGCTGTCACTGATACACTCACTTTTATCATTCAGACTTCTCCAATCTCATATCAATGAGTCGTGCATATCCCATTATGTCGTGCCAACTATCACGATGATAACAATCTCCGTTTACAAGGCGTGACATCTTGTGGGCAATCATGTCTAAAGCTTCTGCCATATCAGGTTCTAACAGAGAATAGTTAACACCATATTTCAAAACAGTCTTTAAGTCCTGCGCTGTGGTAGCAATGTTAATAAATTCTCCGTAGTGTCTAGCTCTTCGGTCTAAAG